TCAAGTACAACACAGGACTTACCAGAGCAGAACTTCAGACCAAGAGCTTTAACGAGATTCTAGGCATCATGCTGGCTAAGTCTGCTGGCGCAGCGCAGGACTACCTCACAACTACTTCATATAAACTAGATGTATTGCGTGTCTCATCAGAGCGAGCAAAGGAGTCAATCGGCGAGGGCTTGGTTAATGCCTTTGCAGTCCTTGGTGGTGGCTCACAAGCCAGCGATGCATCTAAGACTATTGACAACATTGCCAAGGGCATCAACGCAATCACCATGGCTACAGCACAAGCAGTAAATGGCTTACGTCTGCTCTACAAAGGTCTTGACTTCCTTACTTCCTTTGGTGGACTTACAGGCAGCGAAGGTTTACTCGCCAGAGCCCTTGACCGCACTCCAACAGTTTCATCTGGTCGTTCTGCTTCTCCAGCAGGTACAGCAGTTAGAACTCGCCAACAGCGCGATGCAGAGGCAGCAGCGGCTAAGAGAGCCAAGGAAGTTGCAGCCCTCACGAAGAAGCAGGTTGCATCTACGAAGGCTCTTACAGCCGAGCAGAAGAAGCAGAACAGCCTTAAGAAGTCTGCCACAGTCTTTGACCTAGAGCAGATTCAACTGGTCGCAGCTCTTAAGGGCAGATTATCCAAGGAAGAAGAGCTGCGCGTACAGGCTCAACTGGCAATTCTTAGCGGCAACGAAAAGGTTGCCCGCGATCTAACCAATCAGATTCTTATGGCTCAAGATGCTTCTGGCAACCTAGCCAAGTTCTTATCTGCCCTACCTAATGCCCGTAACCCATTCGAGTACCTTGATGCTTATCTTTCCTATCTTGCCGGCAAGGCTGCCGCCATTATGACCAGCGCGCCAGTTCCAACTTCACCACAGGGCAACACTTCTGTGCCAACGCCACCACCTACAAACGTGCCAACGTTCCCATCTGACAACATGATTACCTACAACACACGCACAGGTCTTAATTACAACCCTAATGCTAATAACGTAGTGGTCGAGTTGAAGGTGACAGGCGATGGAGACCTTACCAACGCTATTGCAAAGAACCTTCAGAACCAATCACTATCTACTGGAGACTCTGCCTACATCAACCGCAGAACTGGTGGCTTTGCGGGATGACATTACCTGCACAGATAGCCGTTACCTTTGACTTCAGCTCTGGTGCTACCTTTGGTACAGGCTTCGTCATCGGATCACCAGATAACGGAGTTATCGGTGTTAATTCATTCGGCTCATCTGATGTAATCATTCCTACAGTTGATCTAACTCCTGACGTGTACAGCATCTCAATCAGGCGTGGACGCAATATCCTGAAAGACACCTACGATGCTGGCACAGCCATTGTGCGAGTATTAGACCCTTTAGGCTACTTCAACCCACAGAACCCAGACTCACCTTACTTTGGCTATCTTGTGCCTCTACGCAAGGTGCGCATCTCTGCCACTACAGCTACAGCCGACCACTTTTTATTCAGCGGGTATGTTAATGATTACCGCTATACCTTTCCTGTAGGGCAGGAGACAGCTTATGTGGACATCTTGTGTACAGATGGCTTCCGTCTCTTGCAGATGTCTAATATCGCCACAGTAGCCGACACAGCAGCAGGTCAAACCACAGGCACACGCATTAACAAGATTCTCGATGATGTCCAGTTCCCTAACTCCATGCGATCCATCGCTACAGGCGATGCCACCTGCATTGCAGACACAGGCACAGTACGCACAACCCTTGATGCCATTAAGAACGCAGAGTTCTCTGAAGGGCTCGGAGCGTTCTACATGAGCCCAGATGGAACTGCTGTCTATAAGTCACGCAGCGAGGTCACAGGCAGCCTTGCTGCTACTGCTACCGCATTTAACCAGACATCGGGCATCAGTTATCGTTCTGTAAAATACGCGTTTGATGACAAGCTGATAATTAACGATGTTAGGTTTACCCGCACAGGCGGCACAGTCCAGAACGTATTTAGCCAGTCCTCGATTGACAAGTATTTCCCACATGGCTTAAACCAAGAAAACCTTATCGCCGAGACAGATGCACAGGTATTAGGCGCAGCCCAGAACTATGTCAATACCCGTAAGGAAACCACGATCCGTATTGACGAGATGCTAGTAGACTTACTAGACCCATCAGTACCAACGGATACCATGATTGGGCTTGATTACTTTGACAACCTAGAAATCACAAATGTCACAGAATCAGGTTCGACTATCACAAAGACACTACAGGCGCAGGGCTTCGCTTGGGATATAACAGCTAATAAAATGCAAGTAACAATCACCACGCTTGAGCCAATAGTGGATGGATTCATCATTGGTAGCAGTACATTTGGTATAATCGGCACATCAACTTTGAGTTATTAGGAGCAACATGGCAACAGGATTCCCGTTCACTACAGGAGATGTTTTTACGGCAGCCGCCGCAAATGGCTTAGTTGCCTTTACGTTGAACGCGCAGACAGGCACAAGCTACACAGCAGCCTCGACAGACCAGTACCAAGTGCTAGTAACCATGTCTAACGCTTCGGCAAACACCTTCTATATCCCAACTGACGCGACCTATAACTTCCCTGTGGGAACTGCTATTACAGTCAGCCAAGAAGGTGCGGGTGTAACAACCATAACCGCGACAACCCCAGCAACCACAACTATTCAAAGTGCTGGAGCCACAGCAGGATCACCAGTTTTAGCACGTTACAAGAGCGCAGTCTGCGTGAAGCTCGCTGCTAACTCATGGCGAGTCTATGGGGCTATTGCATAGTGTTAAACGCCATAGCTGCGATTCATGGGGTAGGTACGCCAGCCGTAACTAGCTCATACGAGTCTATTGCGACCACTACGCTTGGCACCGCGCAATCGGTCATTACCTTTTCCTCAATCCCTAGCACATACAAGCATTTACAGATTAGAGAGTTATCTCAAATAAATGTGTCTGGTGCAAGCAAAGATGTGTATATGAGATTTAACTCTGATACTGGCGCAAACTATTCTATGCATGTTTTATATGGTAACGGCACTTCAGCAATTGCAGCTGCCAGCACTTCTGCCACTTATGCCGAACTTGCCACAACAGGCACAACCGCAGGGGCATCAGTATTCTCTGGTGGAGTTATAGATATTTTAGATTATGCAAATACCAATAAATATAAAACTAGCCGTTCAATTACATCGTGGGATGGAAATGGCACAGGAGTGGTTTTCTTTTATAGCGGCGGTTGGCGTTCAACATCGGCTATATCAACAATTACTTTGACTGCATCAACTGGTTCTTTTACCGCAAACTCATCATTCGCCCTTTACGGAATCAAAGGATAATCAGATGCCCGCAGGCTCAACCTACACGCCGATAGCCACTTATACTGCGCCAAGCGCACAGGCAACAGTTACCTTTTCAAGTATTGCAGGAACTTACACCGATTTGGTTTTAATTTGCAATATCGCACAAGCGGCATCAAATAACTCTTTGCGCATTAGATATAATTCTGATACTGGTAGCAATTACTCTTGGACAAACTTGCAAGGCGATGGCAGCACAGCATCTTCCGCAAGATCTAGCAGCCAAACGAGTGGATTGGTCGCAGAAACTACTGGTAGCACATCTTTAGAATTAGCAGTCATAGCCAACATCTTGAATTATTCTAACTCTACTACCTATAAAACTCACATTGGTCGAGGCAATAGGGCAAGTGCTCTAGTAGATGCAACAGTTGGACTATGGCGCTCTACTTCTGCCATTACTAGAATTGACTTGGCTTTGGGTGGTTCATTCCCAACCAATAACTTTGCAACTGGCTCAACCTTTACCCTATACGGAATTGCGGCGGCATAATGGCAAATACATTTGAGTTAATCGCTTCTTCTACTTTGGGCTCATCTCAAGCCAATATTGACTTTACTTCAATCCCTAGCACTTACACAGACCTTTGCTTAATATTCTCTTGCCGCAGCGATTCAGCCGCAGCAACTCAAAGTATTAAGATTGAAATTAACGGCTCAACTGCAAACTTTACCAATAAAGAAATCTATGCAGATGGCTCGACAGTTGGCTCTTATTCAGGAACTAACGGCGCAATCGGGTACATCCCCGCAGCAACAGGAACGTCTAACACCTTTGGCACAACAAGCCTTTATTTTCCTAATTATGCAGGAAGCACAAACAAATCTTTTAGCACAGATTATTCAAGGGAAAACAATACAACTACAAACGATATGGGCTTCTTTGCTAATTTATGGTCACAAACCACAGCAATTAACCGCTTAACCTTAAAGCCAACAGCAGGTAATCTTGTCCAATATTCAACCGCCTACCTATATGGAGTAAAAAATGCCTAATAACCCTACCCGTATCGAAATCAACTGCGAGACAGGCGTGGAGTCAATTATCGAATTGACCGATGCTGAGGTTGCAGAACTTAACTATCAGGCAGAACTAGCAGCCGAGAAAAAGGCTGAAGAAGAAGCACAGGCAGCAGCTAACGCTGTGGCTAAGGCTGCGCTGCTAGATCGTCTAGGCATTACTGCTGATGAGGCGAAGCTCCTACTGGCATGAACCCATGGCTATGCAAGGCAGGGCAGCAACTAAGGGAGCAGCTCGATGATTCGTACCCAGATCGAGATAGAACCTCGGACGGCTGGATTGGTGATGCTCGACATTCACATCTTAAGTCTGATCATAACCCAGATAAAGGTGCTAAATCAGTTGTTCGAGCCATTGACCTTGACCGCGATCTCTCTGGAAAGTCTAAGCCCGACCTCATGCCATACCTTGCAGACCAGATTCGACTCTGTGCGAAGTCTGGAGATTTACGAGTTAAATACCTTATATTCGATGGACGAATTGCATCATCCAAGAGGCGCTGGGCTTGGCGAAAATATACTGGAAGCAATAGCCACAAGTCTCATCTTCATATCAGCTTTACGAGCAAGGGTGATCTCGATGGCT